CACTTTTTCTTTTTCTTGCCATCTGTTTTTTTTTATTTCAAGTTAATACATCCGTTTACCACAACAAGTTGTTTGCATACCATCCAGGCGAATTGCGAACAATCCTATCTTTCGCATGCCTGATTTTATACAACCTTCGCCGTTTATTGGCAACCTGGGAACCAAACATTTTTAAATATGTCGGGTAATCCAGGTAACCCCTGGCACCTATACTTGTCAAATAGTTTCCTTTTCTGTCATAAACATCAAGTTTTTTGCCTTTCCTGGTACTTGGCCGAACAACTACATTTAGTTGCCTGGCTTTTCTTTTGGTGTAAGGCAATATTTTATACATTATTTCAAAGTCATTTTAATCAACGCATTTTGTTCACGCAATTGAATTTTCAATTTTGAAATAATACTTTTAAAACTTTTAATTATTGCCTTTGCTCTTTTCTTTTCACCAATTGTCATAGATGGCAAAGAACTTTTAATTCTGTCAATTGAATAATTATAGTTTTTAATATCTTTTTCAATATTATCTCTAACCGAATAAATATTACCGGAAAAACCACTAATTACACGAATATTAACGTTGTGGCTTTTTGTGTCCGTGTGCATTTCAGTTGACTTCCCTTTTTTGGCTTTTACTTTTGTTGCACTTTTCTTTTTTATTGCGCCAACTCCTGGTCGGCCAAATGGTGCTTGTTGATATGCTAAACTAACACGGTCTTTTTTGCTTTTATTGGCATCTAATTTTTTCCTTTTTTTAAGCCAGGCCGTTGCGTTCTTATGTAATTTTTCGCGTTCTTTTGAATAACCAATTTTTTTACCTTTTCTTTCTTTTGAATAAAGTATTGCCCATGCTTGTTTTACGGCTTGTGCCTGGGTTAATTTTGGGTTTTTCTTACGAAGTTTGCCGGCCTCTTTTATTGCGGCCTTAAACTTTGCCCTGGCTTGTCTTTGTTTTGCGGTCATTTTATTTTTTTGTAACAAAATACAGTACGGCGGCACCGCCCAGTATTAAGGGTAAAAAATTTGGTTTTCCAGTTGTGGTTGTTACCGGTGCGCTTTCTTGAAATACTTGGTCGGCAATATCAATATTTTCGGCCTCTTTTGCGGCCTTGGGTTCCAGGGCCTTTTTTGCCAACTCCTGGGCCTTTTGGTTCAATGCATCTTTTCCCAGTTGTACCAGTTCCGCCGGTTCAATGCCAATGCTTTTCAAAATATCACCAACCTTAACAAGTAATGGTGCGGCGGCGGCGGCGGTTGCGGCTACCGGTGCGGCACCAATTGTGTCATTTCCAAAAATTCTTTTTTTCTTACTTCCTTTATCAAATGCGTTTTTTAATGCTTGCATTTTTCCGCCGGCACCTTCCCAAAAATGTTCAATTTTGGTTGGTGCTTTTTGCCAACCTTTTTGAAGTTTATTTGCCAGGCCTCCAAAATTCAGCGCAACCAGGGCCAAAAATGCATTGCGAACCGGTGCGGCGGCTACTTTTAAAACAACCTTTGCACCTTTCTTTAATGTTTGCTTAACTGTTCGGCCTGCCGCCACGCGTGCCGCTTTCACTTCTTGTTTAGCGGCTTTCTTTTCCACCTTTGTCGGTGCCGCTTTTTTGACGGCCTTGGCTTGTTTCAGTCGCGCTTTTTGTTCCTTGGTTGCGCCAACTCCGGATATTGAATAAAGGGCCATATTTTTTTTATCTATTGAGTAATTGTAAGGTTTTTTATAGTCAAATTCTTTTAGCACGGGATCAATCCAAATTTCATTACTGGTACCAGGATTAACAACAACAAACACATGTTGTGGTTGCTTGTCAAACATTCGGTAACTGGAAAAACGGTAAGCAAATGGAATGCCCAAATTTTGCAAAATACCACCGGCAAACAATGAATAGTGTTTGCAATCACCGTGTCCAGTTGCCAGGATGGCCGCCGGACTTTTTACAGTTTGCCGGTTGCCTGGTTCAATCACATATTTCACATTCTTTTTCAAAAAATTGAAAATGCGTTTTGCCGTTTCTCTTTTGGTCGGTGCCTTAAAAAAAGAACTTATTTGGCTATACTCCGGCGCATGAATTTTATGTGCCTCGGTTATGGCCTCAATAATATCACCGGTTGACTGGTCAGCAACAATCATTTGTTGCTTGTTTTTAAATGGTTCCAACCGGCCCATTATTGTTGTTGCATCCATCCTAAATAACTTTTGTTTCCGAAATAGGAACAACCAGGCCATCAACATTTGCGGAACCGGTGAAACTTGCATTCACCTGGCCCACCGGTGTGGTTAACAATTCACGAATTGAATTGAAAACTCCGGTTGCTGATGGTCTTGCACTCAAACGCAACATGCTTTCACTGTTTGGCTGAATTACTTGGTCACCAAATGCACTAACGTTGGCCAAATATTCACCATTCACCGACACACTACCGGTTACACTTTTAATTGTGACTTTTTGATTAGTTGGGTTTTGAACCGCAAAATCTACATTGATAACTGGCGCGAAAAGGGTGCCACCTGGTCGCAATCCGCGAAGTACAAAATTTGCCTTTTGGCCAAATGAAAACCTTGATAAAAAATATAAGGCGGCGGCACCACCTACCAACCACAGTATGTTTCGCATTCGGAAATTGAATGCGGCTTTATGTTCTTAATCGTTTGTCAGTTCTAAATTACAAAAAACATTCGCAAATAACAAAATTCAACTTTTCACAATTATTCACATTCACATTTTTTGTTTCCGTGTGCATGCCTTTGTGGGGCTTGCACAACGGAAACAAAGTTACAAAAAATTTGTGAATAAATCAAGTTTTTACCAAGTTTTTTATTAACATCACTTGCATTCACCTTTATTTAATTAAAAAGCATGGTGCATATTTCCGGGCCGGGCATAAAAAAGGCCCGGTGAGAACACCAGGCCGAACAATCCTTGTGAAACCAACTTATGCTTGCTTATGAGAAAACAAATATACTACTTTTTCTCAAAGTCGCTTTTAAGCCATGTGCGGCGGTCAAATTCGCCGCTTTTTGCATCGTACCAATTAATGTACCAGGCACCAAGGTTAGCACAAAATTCGCCAAATTTAACCAGGTTGGTAATATTCCGGTATTTCCTGGGCCGTGGGCCTTTTGGCCCAAAAAAAACTATTGCCGTTTTGATTATTTTAGGCATTTGCTATATTTTTACAGTGAATGCAAGTGACTTGCGGTTGGTTCCGAAGTCGTTTGTCCGGCCGGTTCCCTTCGGGTTGAACCGGCCTTTTTTTTAAAATGGCAAATCATCCGTTTCCGGGTTGTTATTTATTGCCGCCTCTTTTACCTCATGCACATCACCTAAAATGTCATTGGGTTGTTCCGGCATTTCACTGGCAAGCAATCGCAAATAATTGTTTCCGGCCTTGCTCTTGTTAATCCATCCGGCCAGGCGGAATTTTTTGCCATTAATTTCAACGTTGCCGGTGTAATCCGGTGAAGTTGGTTTTTCCTTTTTGTTCCGGTAAAGTGAACCGGTGTTTTTTTTGTTATCCATAACTATTGTTGTTCGGGTTCCTCCGTTCCCAGGTTTAAGGTTTTTTTACTTTTTTGGGTATTGTAATTGTGTCCGTTTCAATAATTGGCACCTGGTTCCACTGGCCTTCAAAATTCATAATGGCTATTGGTTCAAAATCATCACTACTTCGCAAATATTTTGGTTTTAATATAAATTGTTTGGTTTCCCGGTTCCGTTCCACGATCATGGTACTTTGCGCCCAACGGTCAGTATTGGAACCTAAATGGCCAAGGGTTTCGCCATGGCCTTTACCCAAGTGAAGTACACCAATCATCAAAATATTGTATTGCTTGGTAATTCTTTTGAACCAGTTTGTAAGTAACCTGGTTTCCGTTTCATCATTGTAATTTAAGCATAAGTCCAAAAGGCCATCCACAATAATAACGGAACAATCCGGATGGTTTGACAAATAAAGTTCAATCATGGCCCGGATGCGTTTAGGCATGTCCTCACGAAAAGAAAAGGCATCCAGGAAATCGGGAATGCTCTCTTTACTGGCAAAGTTTTTAATCCTTTCCATTTGCCGGTAAAAATCATATTGTGAACTTTCGGTGTCAAAATAGGCAATCCGGTTGCGGTCTTTTGGTGTTTGCATCTTTATTCCAAATATTGACTGAAACGGCGGAACCAGTGCGGAACTAATCATTGCGGCGGCATAAGTCGATTTGCTTGCCTTTGGTAGTCCACTAATCACGCAATAATTTTCCAGGCAACCAACTACCTTACCGGTAATTGTCAATACCACTTGTTCGGCCTTTGGTTTTAGCAAAGGGTTATACTTCCGAACTTTGAGTATTTCGGTTAATTCCTGGTCGCTTGTCATAAGGTTAATAATTCCAGTAACTGGAAAGCCAAAGCATAAAAAATAAAATTACAAAAAGCCAAAATTTTGGATTATTCCACAATTTGTAAAGTGTTTTCATCTTGGTTGGTTTTATTAAGTTCATCAATTAATAATTCAGCCGCCGTAACACTGGCCTGGTAAGGGTTCAACTTTTTACCCTCTTTTGCATAATCCTTTTTTGTTTCCAGGAAATACGGCAAAAGTGTTATTGCAAAATATTCGCGTTTTGTCATTCCTGGAATTGGTGCCAGTACACGGCCAAGGTTATCTTGAACTATTTGCGGCGGAAATGCCGGAACATCGTAAGTTTTGTGCATTGTAATAAATTTTTAATTGTTTGTGGTAAAAAGGCAATTTCAATAATGAATAAAAGAGTAAAGCAAAGCGGTGTTGCTACAAATAAAAAAAATAGCATTTCACCAATAAACTTAATCTTGTCACGCATTGTGTACTTCGGTTAAGTGTTTGGCAATTCTTTGGTATTCATCAATGCTATCATCAATAAGGGTTCGTAATTCCATTTGTAAATTAAATGGAATTAACCGTTGGTCAATAATAACACGGTCACCATCGGGAAATGTTACTTCAAAATGTACCTGGGTACCGGATAAATGTTTGCCCAGGAATTGTAATGTGTTAATTTTTCCATTCAGTTCGGCCAGGTAAGGGCCAACCTGGTTGAGTAGGTCTTTTTGCATGGTTCCAAATTTTGGGTTAATAATCGTTTGTCAATACGAATTTATATTACTTTTTATCATATAAACAAAAAAAAATAATGCCGTGACTGGGCATTATTTAAAAAGTAGTAAAAATCAGTATTTTATGAAAGAAAAAGTTCCGCCTCTAATTTCCGGCGGTTGGTAAGTCCTAAAACTTCTTTGCCTTTTACCTTATTCCAACGAATGAACTGTGCGGCAACCAGGTTTTTTTCAGTTCCGTTATTTAGTAAGCGCAAAAGTGTTGACCTGGAAAATGCACCCATGCCAATATTGTAAGCAAGTGAAGTAAGGGCCGTAAGTTGATTTGCATTAATAGGCACCTTTACAATTTTTTTAATTTGTGTTTCCAGGGCCGCCGTATTAAGGCGCAACCAGGCCAGGGCCTTTTCTTTTGTAATTACATCACCTTTTTTTATTGGCAATCCGGTTTCGGGATTAATTGTTGTGCCGTAACCAATAGTCCAAATATTACCAGTGTCCTGGTATGCTCGCAACCTTAATCCTTCAAATTGGGCAATAATTTTTGTTGCACTCACTTTTCTACTAATTAGCAAAAGGCCAACAATGGCCAGTGTAATAATATAGTTTTTTGCTTTTCGCATTCATTAAATGCCGGTTTTGTCAAAGTCCTTTGCAACACCAAGGCCCAGGCCACTGGTAATTGCGGTAAGTCCTTCAATGGTGTGACCTTTTAAAATAAGGGCAATGCCACTTAAAATTGTTGTAAAGCCG